ATTGATGTAGATTTCGTGGAAATATTAGATGACGAATCAGTAGAAATATTAGATTCCGAACTTTACGGAAATCCCCCTATTAGATATGATTTACATTTATTAAAGGACGGAACTAAAGTAATTTACTACAATGGGTTCTCAGATGGATTAATGTCTAAAGAAGATTGGATAAATAAATAAAAAATATATGAATTCACAAAAAATAATATACGAAAATAAAGAGTTTTTTGTTAGCCAAAAGGGTCTTACTAATGATTCTATTTCTAAAATATGTTTATATGAAGATATAGACCTATCCGTAGAATCAAAGAATATTTCGGGAAATCGAAAAATAGTTAAAAAATCTTCCGTTCGTGTTATAAATGAAGGAGGAGCTGGATACGCTGTTTATGGTGGAGGCGGAGGTAATTATGGTAATCCTGGAGGCGGAGGTATCGGACAAAACCAGGGAACTGGAGGAGGTCCAAATATAATGTATACATATGGGATCAAACCATTAAATAAAGATTTAGAACAAGAGGGAACAAATCAGGGCAATAATAAAACTATTCATGTAGGTACAGAAATAGAAGGTAGAATTTTTGGAGCTGAAGATAAAATTGTAGCTAAAGTTCTTAGAATCGAAAAAGATGAAACTCAAAATATATTAGCTTATACTGTTCTTGATAAAGATGGAATAGAACAAAAAATGGATCCGACTTCAGCTGTAATCATGACTCATGAACAAGGCATAAATATGGATCTTATGGGAAGAGATATGGTTGTAGGTGAAAATTTCTATCCAAGATTTGATGAATTCTTAAATGAAGAATCTGTTGATGAAGGGATTAAAGACAAAATTACAAAAGGATTAGCTACTCTTGCACTCGCAGGAACATTAGCTGCAAGTCCTAAAACTGCTAAAGCTTCCGATAAAAAAGTAGACCCTATTGAAATGTCTTCAGAAAAAAAGATTGATAATGTTACTACTATAAAGGCCACGGGTAATAGTAAGGATCAAAGTATTGCTGGAAAAAAAGCCAAATCCAATGCTTCTCGAAAATTTTTAGAACAAAAAAAGATATCAGGAGCAAATATATCAGGAAAGATAATAAATAAGAAAACTTTCAAACAAAAAGATGGATCCTATACTGTAGAAATCGAAATTCAAATAACAAAATTATGAAATTAGTTAAGGAATCATTATCGGCATCAGAAGCAGTTTACGGATTCGCTGGATGGCTAACATCGAGGGATAAGAAAGTTACTATGAGTGGATCTGACGATGCTGCAGTTGTGGCAGAATTAGTTGGTAAATTTATAGAAAAACAAAAACTAGAACAGCCTAAGGATCACTGGGAAGATGATTTAATTCCAATGAAGGAAAGCATGGAATTCACTAGAGGCGGTGATATAAAAGGAAAAATGGGTATAGGCGATATAAAAAAAGCCGAACGTCAGGAAGAATTAAAAAAACTTAATAAGGATTATAAGGATCTTAAATCATTTTTAAAATCTAATTATTATGATCCTATTGATTATCCTGGTGAATATAAGCAGCAATTGAGTAATATGTCGTATAGAAAGGGCGTATTAAGAAGACAGATAGATCCGGAAAAAGCTAAAGCTAATGATAAAAAAGCTGGTGATAAATGGAAAACTAAATTTGATTCTAATGATAAGTTACTCAAGGATATCAAAAATGAAATTCAAATTTTATATCCAGATATAAAAATAGCAATTAATATCGTTGAAGGATGGAAATATGGTAAAAATAGGGAAAAAACAGATGCATCAATAGAAGCATCCCCATTTGAAAATATATCCGCAGCAAAAAGATATGTTATTACTGCTAATGCGGCTATAACTAAAATGAAAAAGAAAGTAGGAGCAGTTGGACAGCCTAGATGGTATTAAAAAAATATTAAAAAACAAAAGGACCTAAAATAATTTAGGTCCTTTCTTGTGTTTATTCCCACGGTACATCAAATTTATGAATTCGTGTTTCTAGTTTTTTAACTTTAACACTGTTTTCAGGTACATTGAAAAGCGTAATAGCATCTTCGCCTTCTTTCCAATTATTCCATCTTGTAACTGCAGCATCAATTAGTTCTTTCTTAAAGTGATTTTTAGCACTCCAGTTTTGTAACTTTTTCTTGATATCCTTTCTGATCCAGGCTGCATGTCCCATTCTTAATTCTTCATCAGTAAAAATATAAGTTCCTAAATTAGAAGGATTATTTATTCTTCTTGTTGGATCTGTTGGTCCTGGTGCAGGTCCATCATAGGTATATTTAAAAAATGTAGAATGGATAAAAGGAACGAATGGTCTAAATGGATAAACTAAGTAGTGATTAAAATCCCTATAATAATTTACATAAGAACAATATGTAATACCATATCCTTTTTCATTAATGAGTCTTTTTGCTTCTCTGAATTGTTCTGCATCGTAAAATTCATCTGCATCTATATTTAGAACATGAGATGAGCCATTTTTCTTCATTAGTTCAATACCCATATTTCTTTTATCACATTCTCGTTCTCTAGAATATTTTGAAAAATTAGGTTTGAACTCGATTAATTCATCTATTAATCCGATATCTTTAAGTCTTAATAACTCATTCATATCTTCTTTAGCCATTGGATTCTTCCAATATGACTTCTTTTGGTAAATGGCTGCTATATGATCTACTTGATCCCTAATTTCAGATATTAGGGGTTCAAGCAATTCAGTAGCATCAAAAGCATTTATTGTTAACGATAATTTTTTGATACTCATATTGTTTTTTATTTATTTGTTCTTACGTAATAAGAATATTTATAAGATACTCCAGATGCTGCCGAAGCAAGAGGTTCATCTCCGACTAAATCGAAATCATTTAATAATTTAGCCATGGGAAACATCTTATTTGCTTCTAAATAATCTTTATAAACCCATGTTAGCTCTATGTTATCGCATAAATCAATCATAGACTCATATATCATCGCGCCTCCTGCAATAATAATATTTTTATTACCATCTATAGCTATTTTTTTAGCATGCTCTAAGGCTTCTTCTACGGAGTTACTGCCAATGACGTCTAATCCGCACGGAACTGGTAATTCAGTGTTTTTATCATGAATAATTATATGAGATCTATTCTCTAAAGCTCTAATGGGTAATTTCATGTATGTTTTTCTACCCATTATGACAACATTGCCGGTAGTTATTTTTTTATATCTTTTTAAATCTTCTGGTATATCCCATAATAAATCATCATTATGACCTATTGCTCCGTCTAGACTAACTGCTGCTACTAATTTAATTTCCATATTTATTTTTTGGAACTATTAAAAGTTAATTATTTATACTGCGATGGGAACATTGCGCCAATTTGGATGACATTCATAGTCCTCTAATATAAAATCTTCAGGTGTAAATTCCCAAAAACTTTTAGTTTGATTCAATTTCATTACAGGCTCTTTCGCTTTTGATTCCCTATTTAGCTGTTTATAAATATATTCTAAATGATTTTCATAAATATGAGCATCTCCTGCAGAAATAATCAGGTCTCCAGGGATCATATCAACTTCATGTGCCATCATTAATAATAAAATAGCATAAGATGCAATATTGAATGGACCACCGAGAAATACATCCCAAGATCTAATATTCATTTTAATATGCAATCTTCTTTTTTCTTCGTTTGGTATTTGTTGAGTGTAGAATTGAAAGGACCAATGACAAGGGGGAAGAGCCATTTTATCTAGTTGTAAAGGATTCCATGCCGAAACGATCATTCTTCTATCGTCTGGATTAGTTTTTAACGTATTTATAACGTTCTGAATCTGATTTACACCTTCTTGATTAAAATTTACCCATTGGTGACCGTAGATTGGTCCCATATCTCCTTCAAATTTAGGATCTGGAGCATTCCATTCGTCCCAAATAGATGTTCCGTAATGTTCTTTTAATCTCTTTTTATCCGTAGATCCTTCTAAGAACCAAAGTAATTCGCCAATAATAGATTTAAGATGAACTTTTTTTGTGGTTAATAATGGAAATTTATTGCCTACATCTGAATATTTGACTTGTGGACCGAAAATAGAAATGGTTTTTGTTCCTGTTCTATTTTCTTTCCATATGCCTTCTTCTAAAATGTCTGCTAATAATTTGTGATATTCTTTATCAGCTGAATTTAGCTTTGTAGCAATATTTGGGCTATTTACTGGAAAAGATTCTCCAGTCCATACATTTTGTAACATAAAATATTGTTTATAAATTATACAATTGTTTTATATTTATAGAGCATACTACTAAAAAGTTTTAATCAAATTCGATTATTCCTCTATTTCCTCCGGTTGATGAAAATTCAAATTTCATTTGTCCCGCTTTCATAGCATTTGCTATTTGTGTTCCAACTGCCTCACCAATTTTACCCGCTATTTCATTCCAATCTGGCTGCTCAACATTAACTTGAGCCGGTATAGATGCTACAGGAGAAGGCTTAGTTTGTTCCTGTTGTTGGACACTAACTATATTGCTTGAAACTGCATTAGGCTTAGAATAAGAAGCTTTTTGTATCCTCTCATTACTATTCTTATAGATGTCATTTTTCTTTAAGTATACGTCGCCTCTAGTTGGTTTATTACTATCTATATCTTCTCTATTACTTTTAAGATTAGCAGTACCTATAGTAGATTTATTAGAATTATTCTTAATATTACCATTCTTAGAAAATGCTGAACCTATTTTTGATATATCACTAAGCTTAGATGAATTTAATTTAGCAAGATTTTCAGATAATGAACCTATATTAGTAGCCATATCTTTTATAATGACATTGAATCTATCTAAACCATCTATTCTGTTAGTCATAACATTCAATCTTTTCATCAGATTAGAAAATCTACCGATGTTTTTTTCTGCCTTTTTAGTATCTGCCGAAATTTCTTCTGCTCCCATTTTAGATGTAAATGCCATAAGGCCTTTAACAATATTGGTTGCTATGGTGCCTGTATTGATATATTTTCCTTTGATTACATTTCCGTTCTCATCAAAGACTGGCATTTGTCCATCCTTCATACCAGCAAATTTACCTAATAAGTCACCAAATTTAGTTATAGGCTCTAATAGACCAGGCTCGTCCGACCCAAAATCAAATCCAAATACTTTATAAGGGCCAGAACCCATTAATATAGTAGCAAGTCTCATCATTTTCTTACCTTGTTCACCAGATAATTTAAATGTTGCAGTTTTTGCAACTAAGGAATTAACAAATTGGGTGAATGAATCCGCAATATTTTGGGTTACTTTAGTTATACTAACCTTTTTAGGAGATTGTTTAAATTTAGCATTACCGTCTTCATCAACTCCATCCGGTATCATATCAACATATCCAATCATTCCTTCTGGACCAAAATCTGCATAGGCCTTTAATACGTCTGTAAATTGAATAACTGCTCCTAAAATTGCTCGTTTTCCTGTAAGAGCCCTTGCCATTACGCCTAGAGCAACTGATTTACTGGTAGTTAGTCCTTTTGTAGATGTTAATAAAGAATCTAAAAATGAAGCAATTGATGTACTTATATTTTGAGATACATTTTTTATATTGATTTTAGCTCCAAATATAGGAGTTCCATCTTTTTTATGGCCTTTTATAACTCTCATATTATCAAGTTCTGCAAAAGCTGATATACCCATTGCAAATAATGATAATGCTACTGACATTGAAGATAATACAACTACACCACCCATTATTTTGGCACTGTTTTTTATGAATGCAGCTGTTCTAGAAAGAAAACTCCCACCGGTACCTGATAATGGAGTAATACCTATTAAAAATCCATTTATAGTAGCTGATACTAAATTCCCTATTACATCCTTAACATCAACCTTCTCTAATTTTTTAGAAGCTTCCACTAATTTAACAGTTGAATATGCTACTCCTATTAAAGCTATTGACATTGCTAGTGAAACTCCAATACCAGGTAAAATAAGCAAAGCGGATGCAGATAATGCAGTGAATAAAAAGTATGAAGCTGCTATTACACCAGCAATAGCTCCTAGTCCGCCAAGGGTTCTTAGCATGCCATCATTTTTTTCTTCAGTAGTTTTTCCAGAAGTGCCTAATCCTCCACCCATTAAAAATTTAGCAGATAAACCTAAAGCTAAAACACCTCCAGCTAAAGCTGCCATTCCAATAGCCATACCTACTGCTACTGATGATCCCTTTTTTATAGGATCCGACATCTTGCCCATTAGCCAGAACATTCCAGCTGAAGCAACAACGATACCTCCTAACATTGCCATCGAACCTAATAGAGATTTACCTTTTCCATCTTCGGATAAATTACCTAAAATAAGAGGCAATACAGCCAATGTAATTGCAAATGAAACAATACCTAGAGGTAATACAGCCATTCCCATACCCATGGATTTTGCTACATCAGAGCCTTTTCCAACAGAATCTTCGGCTTTTCCTAATAGATAGAAGACTCCTGTAATTGATATTAACATTCCAACAACAGATGCAACAGCTAATCCAGATGTTGTTCATAAAAGCATTCCGGTAAGAACAAGGCCTCCTGCAAATGCAACAAGTCCTATTCCTAATGCTCCCATGCCCATTCCCATATTCGCAGCGACTTCGGAGCCCTTATCCACTTCTTTATCTACTTTTGATAGTAAATAAAATGCTCCTGTAATTGCTACTAACATAACAGCAGTAGAACTTATAGCTAAAGCAGAGCTAGTTCCCAAAAGGATTCCTGCAAGAGTTAAACTTCCTGCAAATGCAATAAGACCTAGTCCCAATACTCCCATTCCACGACTCATATTCTTAGCAACTTCTGATCCCCTCTCAACTTCTTTATCTACTTTCGATAATAAATAAAATGCTCCCGTAATTGAAGCTAACATAATAACGGTAGAACTTATAGCTAAAACAGAACTAGTTCCCAAAAGCATTCCAGTAAGAGCCATTGATCCAGCAAAGGCAACAAGACCTAGTCCTAATGATCCTAGACCAATTCCCATTTCTTTAGTAACTTTGGATCCTTTATTAATATGGACGTCTGATTTCGATAATAAATAAAATGCTCCTGTAATCGAGGCTAGCATACCAACGACGGCGGTAATAGCTAAGGCTGAGCTTGTTCCTAATATAGCACCTGCAACTACCATCGATCCTGCAAATGCAACAATGCCAATCGCGAAAGCAGTTAAAGAATTCGCTATAGATCTAATAGGTTTGGATATTTTATTAAGGGATTTACTCATACTATTAAAAGTCCTTATGGCTCTTTTAACCTTTGTTGTTCTTTGAGTTGAACCCATTTCTTCCATCGAACTAAATAACAGGTTTAAGCCTTGAACACTGGATCTAACCCTGATTGCTCGTAATCCTCCTAATTTTGATAATCCATCAGCTAAAGCGGGCATTGCAGTACTTAAACTAGTCAAACTTTTTGACATCGTTTGAACTTTTTTAACAGTGCCATCCGACGTATTATCAGCAATCTCGTTAAATCCATTTAAGAAGGAAAAGAAATTATCAATAGATTTCTTTTTAACATTATTAAATGGATTTACAATATTAGCTAAATTTCCAGATAGTGCTCCTGTTACTCCACTAGAATCTTGTTTTTTTGAGGATGATTTAGAGCCAGAATCCGGCTTTTGTTCAGAACCTGCTTTCCTTTGATTATTCTCAACCTGACCAACTACGGTAAGTAATTGTTTCAAATATTCGTTGGCTGTTTGCATTTGAGGCTATGTTTTATTTTATATATCCACAAACAAAAAAAGTGCTAACCTTAAAGGCTAGCACTTTTTATTAAAATTTAGGCATATTTATTTTCGGTGGTTTAAATCCATCTGAAGCGGAAGGCATTTTTGGCATGCTCTTTTCTTGAGCAATCTTTTCTTTTTTATAATTTTTATTTTCTGCTTCAAATTTTTCTTCCAAATCCTGTATCATATACTCGATAAAATAAAATTCCAATCTATCCAATTCCGAAGGAGGCATGTTAGCCTTCTCCGATAGGATAAAATAGATTTTACGCAAGCTCTGAAAATGGATCTGAAATAAGGAAAAGAGATTTAATCCCCCCAAGAAAGTTAAGTGGCAAAACCATTTCACCCCCTTGCTCGTCTTTATATTTTACTACAGGATTAATTGTGTCTGCAAATATCTGACGAATCATAGTTAACATGGAGACTTCTGCATTAGACCATTCCTGTGATTCCATTACAATATGTTCATAGGATTCATCTGATAATCCTCTCCAATCTTCGATTACAAAAGGTGCAAAGTTCAAAAAGTCCCTATCAAAAGGTTCTTGAGCTCTTGCTTTACGTTGTACGTAATTTTTCAGCCAATTTGTGACACCAACAGATGCTAAATGTACATCCATTGTATTACCACTTTTAAACTTTAATGAAATACATCTTTTTTCATCATCATAATATTTCATAAGTCTATCATCAAATGTGATATACTCTATCATATTCTTTGTGACGTCTAGTTTTTCAGTGGAAGATACCTTGACTTGTAATTGATTTTCGCCATTAACAAAAGTTCTTTCTCGTATAGCTAAAAGGATATAGAATCTATCTACTTCTTTAATATCTTTCCATGAACTAAGTGTTCCCTTAGGAAATTTAATACTGGCGCATCTTTCAATGATATAATTTAACATATCATCTAAAAGAGATAAATCATCTTCATCTAATGTAGACCAATGTCTTATTTCGCCTCCTGTAGCAGCTCTAATTACAATTTCAGTATCTTTTGGATAAAATAGTCCTTGAGTCGGTAAATCTGTGATTTTTAGTTTTTCCCAACCAATACTATTACTATATTCAATCTGTTCCTCTGATTTAATAGTTTTTAAACCTGATGTTGGCTGAATCCCATTAGGTTGTTTCTTAGTAGGCTTTGAAATAGTTACTTCGGCTTCGGTAGTTTCTTTACCTTCCAAGTTTTTTACATAGTCTCCCATGGACTTTTCTTCGTTCATATATTTTATTATTATTTAGTCTTTTTATTTATATATCTTATAGGCATAAAAAAGAGGAAAGATTTAACTATTTTATTTTATTCCACAAAAAAAACCCTCTATTTCTAGAAGGCTTTTTAAATAATATTAGGTTAGTTTTAAACAATTGTTCCATCCCAAGAATCACATGCTAATGTATAATCTGAGATTTTTAAAAGCTCATCTGATTGATAGCTTAATTCTGGTACACTAATCTTACTTATAGGGAAAACGTTATACAATTTCCACTGCCAATAAGGATTAGAAGCTCTGTCATAAAGAGTGATTAAAGCCCAAGGAGCTACGTAATCTGCTTTTAAACCAGTTCTTCCTGTTAACGGATCATAAACTAAGTCATTCCATTTACGTAATGTCTTAAGAATATAAGCGCTTGGAGTCCTGTTAAGGTTAATTTCAAAATCCATGGCTACGTCCATAGTAGTTTTCTCTGGTTTAGCACCAGCGAATCTCCTTTGCGCCCATTTGTAATTTTGAGAAACCGGTCCTGTAGGAAATGAATTTGAATCAAGTCCTGATACCTTTTGAACATTTTCCAAAAGTAGGTTAGTTTCTTCGTCAGAAGCTCCTACTCCTGGTGGTAAAGAGATTTGAACCGTAAAAAGGTTCAAATATCCCGGTTCGTATAATTCTTGTGCTGCTCTAGAGTTTTTATAATGTGGTAAACCGAAAGAGCCTTTTGATGTAACTGCTGGCATATCGTGCTAAATTTATTTTATTTTTATTATACTGCTGTAAAACCTCCTGATGAAGTTCCTCCACCTCTGTTTACAGAAATACGGTTTACTATTTTTTCCATTCCTTTAGTTATCCAAACTGCGATATCGATTATTGCAAATCCATCATCTACAATAGATGCTGTGTTATTGCTTTCGTCCATCACTAATTCATACTTGAAAAGTGCACCTGAGTCTTTCATTGTCTCTAAAATAGGAGCTACTGAATTAATAATATTTAATCTAGTAATTGGGTTATTATAATCAAAAACGTAATTTTGTAATACGCTATCAACTTGAATTTCTACAGTATTTAATAGTTCTCTAACATGTAAATAGTTATAATCACTTTTAACGTCTTGGAATGATGTAGCATTTGAATAGATCATAATCTGTCCAGTCCCAATTCTTTCAATAATTGAATTATATCCAAAAGGCTCTAAGTAATCTCTATCATAACGATCGATCATATATTCAACACCTGCTAAATTAGGGTTTGAAATAACTCCATTTTGATTAGCAACAATTGCATAAGGGTCACCTCCTAAGAATTTTCTGATATAAGAGTTAGAAACATCTGCTGCTGGTGGAACATCCACTGTTTTATCGCCATCTGTATATCTAAGGAATGGTCCAAATACACCTGCATATCTTGCTCCGTTATCTTCATCTGGAAGAGTAAATTGGAATGATCTAGGCATGTCAGGATTTCCACCTTGTTGAACCCATTTTGTATTGAAAATCGGTTTAGGATCTACCCCGGGTACAAATGTATCACTGAAATAGGGATTTTGTGATGTTGCAAGCTGCTTAATAGATGGAGCTGAAATTAATGCTGTAGTTTTACCTCTCTTTTTAGCTAGTCTTGATAAATAAACTTTTCCACCGCAATTAGAACCTAAGCCTCCGCCCATTGAGTCAACTACATATCTATAGTTAATCATATCAGGATTAATAAGACCTCTTTCGATTCCAGAATCACCTAACATACTATAAACTTTTTCAACACCTGCTTCTATAGAAGGACTTCCTGTAGTACTATATCCAGGCAGATGATTAGTTGTTAATGTTAATCCATCAACTTTTTTAAATGCATAATGTGTTGTTAGCTCATCAATAGTTTTTTGAACTATAATAGTTGTAGCCACTGAACCACCAGCAATAGCTTCTGCCGATGTTAATACGTAGTATCCGTCAACATTTATAGATGGATCCAAATTAGGTACAAAAATTTTACTATTTATATAAGTAACACCAGGAATTCTATTTAATGAACCATCTTTTGTAACTAAGGATCCAACTGTTACTTTATCTGTATCATTGGAATCCATTAATTTAAATGTTTTTCCGTCTGCTGATACATCAAAAATATTCAAGGTCTCATTTGAAACGTTCAAATCCGTTTGTATTTCATAGCTCAAAAAGCTAGTACTAACATCTGATTGCCATGCCCATTGATGACCAACTAAGTCAACTAAATAAGGAGCCGCATCTTGTGAAGATCCATCGCCAAGTTCCCATTGCATTTGTTCATCGTCCTAGATTAATTCATCCAAAGCGTCTTTATTTACATTTACGATAACTCCTGTAAGCTGAGTAGATGCATTAATAATATCTTCGATATATTGACTTGCTCCTGTTTGATCTTTGAAATCAGGTATAAATGTTCCTTGCCATGAACCAATTAGATTAACACCGCCTAAATCTAAGAATTCATTTAATTTATTTGGTAAAATACCGCCGAGACCTGTTGAGCCATCATAAGTAAAATAGTTAGAAAAAGTAGGGTCTGTAGAAAGATTCATAGGATTTGTCCAATCACCTTCAACTGCTATAACATTAATGAAATAATCCTTGATTAAATCATAAGGACGAATCCATTCATAAGGAATATTAGTTTCTGAACCATACCAATCTTTTGCGAATACGCTGTATCCTGAAACTGGGGCTTTTCTGAAAATAAACGAAACTTTTTTAGTTCCAACATTAGCTACCTGAATTAAAGATGTACTTTGAGAATTCGAAGCTTGTTCTTTATTTTGAGCTATACCTAAAAGATAATCAGGATCTGATTTCCAAAATCTTTCTTTGTTGAAAAAGTTTGAATGTGTATCAGAAAATTCCATTTTATTATCTGCATAGGAATTAATTGATAATGATATACCTTCTGATTTATCATTACTGCTTGGATCTTGATTCACATTTAATAAATTGATTGCGAATACAGGTGACTGTAATAAACATGTATCAATTGATCTGTGGAAGAATGATCCCTTTCTTTCTAATTTTTTGTCTAAATCGCCATAGAATTTTTGGCGATCTCTTGTAGATCGTATAAATACTGGAGCGTTAAAAGGTCCTGTCTTTGAGAAACCGGGTACAAGTCTCAATGATTGAGTTGTAACAACAATTCTTTCTGACTGATCTACCTCCACGGTATAAACACCTGCGGAATTAAATTGTGATAAATCTAGTGCTAACTTAGCCATATTTGATTAAATTATTTTTATTATTTATTCGAATTAATTTTCTTAAAAAACGCATTTAGTTCGAAATTAATTAATCCTTTTGTTTTATATATCGGAATAGAAAAGATGATAATTCAACTTTTCTGCCAAGGCAGCGATTGTACGTACTGTTTTTTGTGATCCCCAGAGAAAATTTTGTTAAGTTGATCAGCCTCAGATTCGCCATTACCTGAATATAGACTATCAAACATCTCGTCTGAGGTCTCATTTTCATCATAGGGCTCTTCTAAAATAAGCATCGCATATTTTTTTTCTTTAGAATCTGGCATCATTTCTAAAAAGTCCGATAACCAGTCTGAATACTCCTCTTCCTGATAGAATCTAGACAAATTAAGTGAAGCCATTACTGTATCATCATGTTTAGCTATGCCTTTCCATGATTTACCAGATTTACCGAATGCTGAATATTCTGACAATGATATTTTATCATTAACAATAATAGTTTTCTTACCTATTAATTTTTTACCTAATTTACAATAATAAGGTTTATCACTTCTAGTTTTGAATCCTGCTTTTTTCCTTGGTAACTTTTCTCCTGGTATAGGAGCAGTATGATAAGAATGCATTATTAATCCTTGAAAATAATCGTCATGACTAGCAAATTTATTTAAAAAAGATTTGCCATTAAAATTCATTTCAGTTACTAGCTTACATGAATCCTCTCCGAATTGATCAAACACCAAAGCTTGATTTACTCTAGCCATTACATCTTCATCTCCTATATTATCACGGAACATACCAACTTGACGCATCCTAAATAAATTTTGTATTAAATGTTCGTCTTTCCTTAAAGCCTTTAATTTTAACAGGGATTTTAATTCAACTTTAAATATCGATGTAATATTATAATCATTATCTTTTAGCTCTTCATCATCTTTACCTTCTGCAATATCATTGGTTAAAATAAATCTATCATTCTTTTCACTAAAGCTTTTGTTTGGATTAAAACTTGGATGCCATAATAGCTTGTCTCTATAAAGTAAATCATCCAGTTCAGATTTTTCCAATTCATGATAAACAAAATCATGTGAAATTCGTTTCATCCATGCTAATTGGCTACCAGATAATAATAGATTTGCTTTATTATCAAACGATAATGCAAATTCTTGTGCAAATTCTTCTTCTCCGAAGTCAGCCATCATAGCTTTTGCCCATGCGTCATCGTGACCCGGAACTTCCCAATAATCAACTCGTTTATATGAGAATGAATTTTTGCCTTTATTAGCTTTGTCCCAAATCTCAAAAAATAGATTATCCATACCATTTGGCGTGGATGTTATAATACATTGAGATACTAATGATGATGATAATGTCGGATATACTGATCTCCATAAGGATCTTACAATTTTAGGAGGTATATGGGCAAACTCATCAATGTATAATAGGTGAATAGTAAAACCAATAGATGCTGTTTTTGTTGTTGCCTGTGAAGCTAACATACATCCATTATCTAAGTTTAATCCTAGTTTACCGATGTTTTTAATTCCAGGTTTCAGAAAATATGGTAATCCTCTAAAAACATCAACAACTTTAGATACAATCTCTGTTGTTGTTACCTGCTTATTCGCAATAATAAGTAAGTTTCTATCACTATGAAAACATAAATACCAAGCAAAAAATGCAGCAACTGTTGTTGTTTTTCCTGTTTGACGTGCTGCCATCAAAATAAAGTTTCCAGCTTTAGGTCCAAAATCGTCTATTGAATCAATATACTCTTCTTCACCTATAATATCCAGAATCTCTTCCTGGAAATCCCTTAAATTAACTGTTTTTCTACCTTCATCCGTTAAAAACCTACAATAATTTCCGACGAAATATGAAATATCAACAGAGCATTTTTCAAACTCTGCTTCTTCTGCTGGCGTTATTTTAAATCTTACTTTGTTTCCCCTTAATTCTGGGTCCCTTTCATGAAAACACGAAAGAGCTAAATGATCGTCACTAAATCTTAGATCTTCTAATGTTCTATTGACCGATTCTGTAGTCCATGTTCTTGCCATCTAATGGTATATTATTTTATCTCTTCAGCATCCTCTATATCCTGGTTTTTGCCTTTTCCTAATTCCCCAGATATTTTTTTCAATTTAGCTTGTTTAATAAGATCTTTAGTTCCCATTGATATTACCCCATCTGGCTGCTTTATAACACCTTCAGTCATTCCAATAGCTCTTCGTTCTTCATCCTTTTCCTTGATGTCATACTTAAGATCTTTATAAGTAGTTTTGATAGCTTCTACTGTTTGTAATAATTGCTTATTTAGTTCACCAATCGTCTTAGTAAGGTTACCGAATACTTCAAACATACGAGGGTGAGCTGCACCTGATCGTATCTCCTCCATAAGGGTCTCCTGCATTGCTTCATTAACTTCCAACTGGTATAATATGCCAGATAAAGATAATGTGTCTACTTGCATCTTATTGCGTAAATAAGGATTCTCCTGAACCATATGATCCGATAACATTAAGCCAGTAGCATTATTAATCATTCGTCTTGCTCTTCTTTTACAATTTTTTCTAGCTTTGCCCAGATCCATCGTAAAAGTTGGTTTCATTTCCAATTCTGGAGTTGCAGCTTCATCCGCTGGAAGCATACTTCCGTCTAATGATGCATTGCTATTTTCCATCATTTTTTCCAAGTCTTCTCTATCGCCTTTTATTGTTCCCATCTTATATTTTTTAGATTTATGGTTTATTATATATATCCCAGTCTAAAACGAAAAAAGACCACATATAACAATGTAGTCTTTTAGTAGTCTTTTTTCGTAATGAAAAATAATTTATCTCTGTTGTGAAATATAAGGAATTGTGAGTCTCTCATCAGCATTATCTAGTATCAAAGCAGAATCTGCATTTTGAGTAAAATAAGATAATAATTCCGGTATTTGTTTTTCTTCTTCTATTGTAGAATTAAACAATCTTATATTTGTTATATAGGCATCCGACTTATTTATGGTATAAACATCAATTTCAGTCTGTTCAGGAGTGAATCCAACTGTTTCAGAAAAAATACTTTGTAATTTTTCTCCTGTTGTTGATGAATTAGCGGTCCAAACATTAACATTGTATTGGCCCCATGTATTTCCTATATTTATTACAAATCCATACCAAGCCCCTTTTGTTAGCTTTTTATCCACGATAGCAACATGTTCCTGTAGCCCGTAATTTATTTTTATGAAACGTTCCCCAAAAACTTTAACTATGAAACCAGTTCCTGTCCCGTTTATTCCATCTAATATAGTAATAGGGTCCTTTACTGTTAATTTCCATCCGGTCTTTGATTCCCAGCCCGGCTGTAAATTATCAAGATAGTTTAGAACTGCTTCATCAGCTTTACACCAATAGATTCCTTCATTTGCATGGCTGTCATCTATTACAGTTCCATAAAAAGACTGTTTTTCTGATCTATAAAGATTGAACGTATCATTAATCCCAAATTTCTTTGATCCTTTAACTTTAATTTTAAAATTAGCGGGATAAGTTAAAAATTTATCACGGCCTAATGGAATCGCTGTATACTCTGGTTCATCCATTTTTTTAGAACTTACCCAAGCAGTAATCGCTCTATCTGTATCAACTTTTATAATTTCGCCTGAATCCTTATATGTTATTGCGTCAGCTCCATTCGATGTTGATAAATTGTAAACAGATTGTCCAACGATTATACCTCCGATATCAAGTTTATAATTAATAGTTTTTAGAGACTTATTTAAAGTTTTATATTTATCTTGTGATGTTGAATTGTATGCAGACATTTGTTTATCATCAGTAATTTTTTCGATATCACCTTTAATAGCTTCACCAAATAATGATTCTTCAGATACAGTATATTGATCGATAGTTTCTTTTAATCCTTCACTTTCTTTTCTAGAAGCTTCTGATTGGTATTTAATTAGATTTACTACCCATGTAGTTTCCTGTTCCATGAAGCCTCTTTTTAGATACGATGACTCCACTTGATATAATTTATTTGGCATAGGGAGATAAACAATATCTTTTTTCTGAGGAGCTGTTCCTAATCCAGCTATTTCCTCCCAATATTTTTTATCTATTTCTATACCTGCAGGTATTTCGTATTCTAGACCCATTAGATCAAATTGATATTTAGAATCCGGGAATGTTCCATCCGGCACTATAACCTTTATACACAATGGACACTCTTCTACACATGATAATGTATATTCTTGAAAAATAACATCAGCGGACCGTCCCTGAGGGACCGCTCTAAACCATCTAGCATCTATGCCAAACATTTTATTAGCTACGCTATTCATTGTATTGAATGTTTGAACTGCAGATAATGCATTATTCGGATTAAATATATCTAATCCTGTAGCATCTAAATTTACTTCCAAAGCACCGCTATTAGCTCCTTGAGATTCGGGAAATGCTGCACTTATATTCTGATTTTTTTGATTTGAGCAATCTGACATTATATCCTTTTACTTTATTTATCCAACAAATAAAAGAAGCATTTAAAAAATACTCCTTTTAAATTAAATTATGTTTATGGGTATGTAATACTAAGAGAAACTGAATCCTGCATTTCGCCAGCTACAAAGAATGATGTATCTCTAGATGAATTATCCACTGTATATGGTGATATAGGAGCAGTACCTACTAGCCAAACCCAATGATCAATTGCATAAGGCTGTCCTCCACCAGAAAAGTAAACAATTGGAGCCAAAGAATTATTGCTAAATTTCCAATAAACTTCTTTAGTTAGATTTTCTGAATATGGGCCAAATTCAACAATTAAAGAATCCGGATCGTCCCGTGAAGTGTTATATGTTATAGGTTCATTAACGTATATAACCGAATTTATTACTGTTTCTGTAGCCTTATCTATTAATTCAACAGTTCCTGATATGGTAAACCCAGTCGAGTTATCGGTTGAGGGCGTATGCTCCATATACAAAAATAATCTAGGATAAACTTTAGTTGGATCATCAGTCACAGGAGGCGCTATATAACCCCCATTTTGGTTAAGTGTAAAAGTAGCATTAGGTGTTCCTGAATTAGTTTTAACTACATATATTTGTTCGGATCTGGATGTTCCCACGTTTGAATTATACGCAACAGAAACGGCTATATTTGAGCCTGCAAGCCCGGATGTTGGGTAAAGATTTGAGATGAAATCATCTGGCGTGCTCTGTGCAATAGCTGTCCATGGTTCGCTTGATGTAACATAGATCAGAGCTGGCCCTGATGTATTAGGATAACTAGATAAACCCGTTATTTGTATCCCTGTTAAAGCAGCTTGATTTACTGAGACCTCGTCATAAGTAGAAGTTCCATCAACGGTATATCTAACGATCGCAATTCTTGGAGCTCCTGTATTACTAGTAGCCGGGGATACGGTAGATGATGATCCACTTGTTCCCGCATAAGAAGAAATAGTAAGCCAGTCTGTAGTTGAATCTACAGGAATTTTTTCTGCTGACCAATTACCAGAGGATGTTACTGTAATAGGTACATATGCTTGATAATTATTCGATGGGAAATTAATAAGATTTGTACTTAATGAAATACTATTACTAGATAATCCATATAATTCACTCATTGAATTTGGTGTTGCCGGAACTCCCAGAGTAACAGAAGATGGACCAAGCGATATAACACCAGATCCATCTAATTCAGTTCTTACTTCTGACATTTTTATTATCCCTGATGCTGGTAGTGTCAGATTTTTTACTTTTTTTTAAATAAATAAGCTTAAATCTAATATACTATGTTCGATTTTAGTCTTCTTATATCTCATATAATTATTCAGATTTTCAATATTAAAATCGGCTCTATTAATATGCATATCAATAGTTTCGAATTGTTTAATTATTCTTTTGGCATCCATTTTTATATTACGAAAATTGTTAATATTCTGGGTTTTCTCATATAAACAGATATTTGATATAATTCTATCATAAGTCGCACATGTCGTATAAAATTGTGCATTTAATTGATTTTTCATGCTCTCCTTGTATAAAACATAGGACTTCGACTTATATTTTATTTCGGTAAGATTCCCAACTATTTTTGGATCGTACCTAAATGTTTCTATGAGATTATTTTCAAATCTTATAATTAAGGATCTATGTAAATACGGTCTGTATGTAATATTCATATTATTTCCAAATATTTTTACTGCCTTAATTAATGCAATCTCAGCTTCCTGACTATTTAATATAAGATCAACATCGCCTGTATTTCCTATTTTAGTATTAAACCCTGTAATATGATTAAGTACAGACCCGACTACTGATATAGTTCCTGTATTAAATTCCATTTTGAGCCGATCGTACAATACATCAAAAATTTTTACTATTTTTATATTATGCATATTTATTCGATAAACATGCTTACATCCAATGATTTATATGATGCTAGGGCTTCGTTATACTTCTGATAATTGGACAAGTCTTCTATAATAAGTCCTGCATTTTTAACATAAATATCAATATTATTAATTTGCTTATCTATTATATGTATAGTATCTCTTATGGTATTAATTGGCATATAGGCCGAATTAAATGTGTATATCCGTATTTTCGAATTAAGTTTATTATATGTTTCTATTACTATATCAAATGTTGAATTTAATTGATCCTCCATTTTTTGTTTGTATAATATATAGGTCTTAGATTCGCAAATTATATTTTCGAGTGTTCCCGATTTCGGATCAAATCTAGAAGTTTTAATAAAATTCCCATCAAAATTTATAGATATAGATTCGGTACTATTTGGTTCGTAAATAATCTCAATATTATCACCAAGCTCACGAGCTATCGTTATCAGTGCAATTTCAGCTTCTGTACTATTTAATATAAGATTAATATCACCTGAATCATCTGTTTTAGTATTAAAGCCTGTAATATGATTAAGTACAGAACCAACTACGGATATGGATCCAGAATTAAATTCAGGTTTTAGTAATTCATATAATTTATCAAAATTCGTTATTATTTTTATATCTGCCATCTTGTGTTAATTTAATGAATGATTTCGAGAATTAATTCTCCATTAGGACCTATATCCAAGTCATTCTCAAGATTGGTTTTAATTATTATATATTGATTATAGTTATTTAGAACAGCATGATCAAAATTACAATTCTCCATATGAAGATTTGTATTTCTAATCTGTTTGGCTAATTTGTTAAGAACTCCTACTATATTACTATAATTTTCATTAGATGGTGTACTTCGGTATATTGATATAGCAGTTCTAGCCTTGTTCTCTAATACTATTATTAAATTTAATAATGCATCTAACTGATTTTCTCTCGTTTGTTTATATAGTTTATATATTTTAGAATTATATTCTATCTCAGTAAATACCCCAACTAATTTTGGATCCATCCTAAAAGTTTCTATAAGATTACGGTCAAATATATGCAATGCATGATATGGGTATGCGCGTCAACAGTGATTACAAGAAATCCGCCCGAATTGTCGGTGAGGTATTGGGGAAATATCACCCCCACGGTGATTCAGCTGTCTATGAAGCCATGGCACGCATGGCACAAGATTTTTCGATGCGCAGTTTACTGGTGGATGGGCAAGGAAATTTTGGGTCCATCGATGGTGATCCACCGGCCGCGATGCGCTACACAGAAGCCAAGCTAACTCCCCCGGCCCTGGATATGCTGGTGGACATCAGCAAAGAGACCGTAGATTTCATTCCAAATTTTGACGATACCTTAAGTGAGCCAACTGTTCTTCCATCCTCGATACCCAACCTGTTGGTAAATGGCGCTGTTGGAATTGCCGTTGGCATGGCCACCAGCATTCCTCCACATAACCTGAGTGAAGTGGTTGATGCCCTGGTCTATATGCTGCAACATTGGGAAAAGATGGATGATATTTCCATTGATCAGTTGATGAAATTCATCCAAGGACCCGACTTTCCCACCGGCGGAATCATCGTCGAGAAAAAAGGTCAGGAGAATATTGAAGCTGCTTACGGTTCCGGCA